ATTATACAAATCAAGTAAGTCATCAATAGTAGCAGCACCAGTAACATTGACTTCAGCAAGACCAGCAGCACCTTTAATACCAGTGAATTCTTCTCCGCCTTTACCTACAAGGATAGATTTTTCAACTGCTTTAGCTACACGGCGAGAAAGTAAGTTTACAGCATAGTCAACTACATCAACAGCAGCGTCATTGATAAATTGAGTTGATAAGCTGATAGCAGCACCAACACGTTTTTGTGATAATTTAACATCAGCAAGGCTGATTTGCCCTTCAAGAACATCCGAACCTTCACCAACAAAACCTGCAGCAGAGTCAGCAGTTTCTTTTGCAATTTTCAAAGTACCAGCAACCGATGGAAATTTACGAGCACGAGCAAAGACAGGAGAAGTTTCTTCCATTTTTTCAACAATTGTGCCTTCTACATTCTCAGGAATGATTGCTCCACCTTGTGCAGTTGTTTGGAGCTCACGAACTTCTTCACCTTCTTGCTTACGAATAAACTGATCGAGACCACGTAACTCAACATCTTTTACATTTTCCATATCTCTTTCCTCCATGTTGACTTCAATTTTTTCTCCAGCAGAACGCTGGTTTTCAATTTCTTTAATTTGATTGTCTAATTCAGCAATCTCGTTTGTAATAGTTTCGAATTTTGTTTTTTCTTCGTCGTTCAAAGAACGGACTTCTTTTTCAGCTGCCTTAACCATTTCATCAGCTTGAGTAAGCAAATCGTTACGTTTTTCTTGAAGAGCTTTTAAATTATTCATAAGAAAATTAACCTCCTATTTTTTTAATGATTCAAGTTTATTTCTAAATTCAATTAATTCATCAAGAGGATTTGATCGTTCTTGTTGTTTATCTTCTTGTTGTTTATCTTCTTGTTGTTTATTTTCTTGTTGTTTAATTTTTTCTTCCTTGTCAGGCTGCTCTTTAGTTGTCTTTTCATCTTCAACTTTTTCAGATTTACTAAATTCATTAGTAATATGTTTTTCTTCTTTAGGCTTTTCTTCTTCGGATTTTTTGTCTTCTGATTTTTCGTTTTCGGATTTTTCTTCTGTTTTTTTAGCAACTTCTTCTTGAGATTTTTCATCAACAGGTTCATCAGGTTTTTTCTCTGTAACTTCTGTTGATTTTTCCTCTTCATGGGGTTGTTCTTCAACAACTTCCAGTTTTGGAGTTAGTTCTTTTCGAACTTCCTCAACTTCTTCTTTTACCGATCGAAGTTCTTGAACTTCAGCTGCTAAAGCATTAACCCTTTCTTCAAGAGCAACTAACAATTGTTTTAATTCTTTCATTGATCTGTTCTCCTTCATTACTTCTTGAGGAACTTCAACATCTTTAATAAGATCGATGCCTCGGGCAGCGATGCTTGATTGTGAATATGCTGGATCACGAACTACCGAAACCTCAAACAATTCGAGTTCCTCAACTGTCCTTTCAAAAAGATCAAAGTCAATAGAACGCCAACTATCTTTAATCGTTCGGAATCCAAAACTCATATTTTTCAAAATTCCAGCTTTAATTAATTCGTAATAGTCTCGACCCCAAGAAGTTGGTGTAATAGTCGCAGACATAAATAAACCTTTATCATCTTCTCTTAGTTTCAAAGAACCATTACGAGTTGATGCAAGGATTTTCTTATTATCATGTTCAGCTAAAAAATCAATGTCACGTTGGCTATTATCGATAGCTCTTTGAAAAGCTCCAGGAGCAATTTTTTCTACAAATTTTGTTGTAGCACCAAGTATATTACTCAGTTTACCAGTTTCATTTACATATCCAGATACTGTCATTGACCCATCTTCAGAAGAAGTCAATTTAACATTCTGAACACGAAGCTCTATTCCCATATATTAATTACNCCTCCTCATTTTGATTTGTGTTTGTTTTATCCACTTCTTCATTTTGAGAAGAAGGGTTATTTTCGTTTTGAGGTTGAGGTGTATTTTGATTTTGAGCAGAAGTTAGATTTTTAGGGTCAATAGTTGTGCCCATATTAGGAATTGTCATTAGACCTGTTTTAGGATCAAAGAAGATTGCTCCTAAGTTCCAAGTAAAATAATCATTATCAAGAGCTGGCATATCAATTCGGCGTCTTGCTTCACTAATAGACAATAAACCTTTTTCCATAGCTGTTACTGTTGCTTCGATTTTTTCTTTCTCAGTTGTTCTCAATAATTCAGAAACATCAAACCTAAAATAATATCCATCTTGTTTTTCAGACTCTAATAAAAGTGATTTATTAAGAGCTGCTTCAATAGATGTAATAATTGGCGAAATACAATATTGAAGGAAGTGAATATTATTTTGCTCGTTCGAAGCATATTTATTTGCTGAGCTATTAATCATTGATTCTGGAACATTAAAGATTCTAGCAATCTCTGCAACCGTATTTTTTCGGACATTGGTTAAGTCCAATTCATTTGGTTTCATAGAGATTGGCGAATAATCAAGTCCTTCTTCAAGGATGATTGTTTTGCCAGCTTTCTTTGCTCCACCATACAAATTTTCCCAGCTAGCTCTTAATCGATTGATTGCTTTTTCTGTTAATCTTGAACTTGCTTTTAAAATACCAATTGGCAAAGCACCGTTTTTCAAAATCCCTGTTGTATAATCTTGTTCATCAAGAGCAAGTCGAAGTACATCAGAATTTTGTTTTAAAATACCTTCTGAAGTAATCCCATCTTTACTATCTTTCAGAACAATGATTAAATCTTCAGGCTGGTATTGTTCTTTTGTATTTCCATAAAGTAAATTAACAACTGCGGTAAACTTATAACCGTTTTGACGGTATTTTGTAATTGATATTTCTTCAATTGGAAGATTGTATAATGCAATAGCATCATTTCTTACTCTCTCAACTTTTGTATATGAAGCTCCGTGGAATAAATAATCTTTTACAATTTGCTTCTTAAAATTGTATCCATTGATTAATTCATTTGGCTCATCATTAAGCAAAAAGGTTCTTCGGTCAGGAATAGGTGTTACTTCACCTTTTTCATTTTCTTTGTAAAGATAAATTGGCAATTGAGCAACTGATGAGGCTATTAATTCAACAGAAGTAGCTACGGCTGGGATTTTCATGGCTTGATCTTCAGTAATTTTTGCTCCATCGCCAAAAAAGGAGGNGATTGAAAAACTCCCATATGAATATTCTTGCTGATTTCGCTCTTCATCTGGGCCATTTTTCTTTTTATTAAAGATTCCCATACCCTAAAAAATGACCCTCCTTTCTTGTAAAATGAAAGCAAATTGCTACATTTTTGGCTAAATTTAAGTAATTTTTTTGACTTAAACTTAGATTTTATCTACGAAAATTAGTTTTTTTCCATAAAAAATCTCCCAAATTTAGATCAAAATGGGATAAAATGGGACTAAAATGGAAGAATTTTAACTAATTTTATAGGACAATTATGTCTCTTTCTTCATAAACACTTACTAATCCTTCTTCAACATCCTTATTCCAAAGGACCATTGCATTCAGAGTGGCAGCAACCATATCAATTTTGCCGGTTGATTTCTTTTTATTTACGTAAGTATTCAAGTTATTGTCTTTAACTTCGCGAGCATTTGAGAAGTTAATTTCTAATAATTTGTTCTTTATATATTTGAAACTTCCTTTTAACACTCGTTCTTTTAAAAGTTTAGTTGCAGGATGCAAAACACTTGAATGTTGCTTTATTTCAATTGTATTATATCCAGCTTCATACCATCTGTTAGCAGAAGAAATAGCATTATAACGGTCATAACCAATACCGCGAATTTTTACACCATATTTTTCTTCAAGCGAAAGAACAAAATCTTCTACAAATCTATAACTTATAACTTTATCTCCACAAAAGAAGCAATATCCATTGTCCCTCATTATAAAGTAATCAATTTTTTCAACTCTNCTTTTTTCATGGGCTCTTTCCTCTGGGATAAATGCCCATGCCTGTGCAACATATTCATCTTTTTCAACGTCATAAGTTACCATTGAAACTGCTGTATTGTCTGTTGTTTGAGATAAGTCAACACCAACATAGACTTCTCTTCCTGTCCAATCATATTCATCAATTCGTCCTTTTTTAAGTTCTTCAGTTGGAATATAAACTTCTGAATCATCACCATCAACGAATATATTCATATGCTTAGTCAAGAAGTTTTTCTTAGTGCTTGGAAGTTCAATTGCTGTTTTTCTTTTTTTCTTCAAATATTCTAGGTTCTCTGGAAGATCATTACAAAGAGGATTTGCTTCCAATAATGATTTATCAGATAACCAATCTTTCGGATCATCTGGTGCATAAATTAAAGCAAATAAAGTTTCATCTTGAATTAATCCATCAAGAACTTTCTTAGCAAATTCAACTTCTTCAGCCATCGGATTATTCAATGATTCATATGCTGTTGAGATTAATATTCCTGTACGGTTGACCATGTTCATCTGTGAAGATTGCATGGCATCAATTGGATAACGATTTCTTAAAGCACCAACTTCATCAGCAACAAATACATTTGCTTTACGGCCATCCATCCTGTTTTCAGAGTAAGCAAGTGGAACAAATTTAGATTTTGTAAGAGTACATCTAATTTCGCTCCTTGTAATCTGGAAATATTTTTGGATTAATGGGGAAGCTAATATTGCTTGCTCAACTTCCTTCTTAACGATAGAAGAAAGTTCTCTATCTGGCGCGACTGAATAGAACTCTGAAAATTCAGGTTCAATCAATAACAGAATTATAAAGATCAACGCAACTAAGAATGATTTACCTGATTTACGAGCAATAAGTAGAACTGATTTTTCATATCTTCTTTTTATTGGATTATCTTTGTGCTTCCAACATAAAGCATTAACTAAAAAGAACCATTGAAATGGAGCCAATGCGTCATGTGTTGGAGTACCAGCTTTTAATCCAGAAGCCATGTTAATCAATTTTGTAAGATCAGTAATCTTCTTTAGTTCATTTTCATCAATAAAATATTTTGAATCCTCATTATTTAATTCATCTAAGAATTGTTGACATGCTTTTATAACATACTTACCAGCAATGATATGTTTCTCAGTTACTTGGAGAGCATACTGATAAGCAGCATGATCCTTAATGTATGAGGAAACCATATCATCACCTTCAGCATTATTGATTCAGCGAGATGGGAATCGAATCCACATTTTTGCTACTGGCTACCATTTGCCATTAAATTACTCGCTGGTAATATTAAAAAGATCCTTGCGCCAATCGGAGTAAGCGCAGGGACCTTAATTATGAGCTTCTTAATATTTTTAATAATGGATCAGCTTCTTCTTTTTTCTTCTCAATCTTCATTCCAGCTAATTGAGCACGAGATGATGGACTTAATCCAAGTTGAGTTGCCAAAAATCTAAATTGATTAAGATATTTTTGTTTAGTCCCAACAGCTGGATTTTCTTTCTCTATTTCATGACCATAACGGTCAATTTGCTTAATTATAATACCTTCTTCATTAATTATTTTATCAGCTTGTCTCATTTTACTTAGACAATCAGCAGTTTGTTCGAGTAATGGCTTGTCTAAGTTTGACAAAATATCATTAATCTCTAATTCATTAACTAAAAATGTATAATATTCTTTGGCAAGCTCATCAAGATGTTCAGGAACTTTATAAATTAAATCCTTGTTTCCTATAAGCTTTTGCTCTTCTGCTGCGCGTTTTTTTAATTGGGCTTTAGACTCTGAATGTCCTTGTTTAAGAGATGCGGGCTTTTTAGGCCTTGCCATATTATTGCCCTCCTCTCTTTAAAGCTTGAAATCAAAATCTGTATTTTTTAAATCAATATTCGGCTTGAAATCTAACTCTTTATTTGTACCAAGTTGTAAGTTACAAGTTTTACAAAGTGTAATCAGATTTGATTCATCATAGATTAAATCAGGGTACTCAATACGAGGTTTTATATGATGAATTTGTAAATTCTCACTGTTAATAATGCCATACTTAATAAGACATCTTTGACAAATTCCCTTATCTCTTTTAATTATTAGAGAACGAAGTTTTCTCCATCTAGCTGTTTTTAACGGTGCTAAAATCTCTTTGTGCTCTTTATAATAATTTCGTTGATATTTATTTTTGTTATTTCCCTTTTTGCAAGAACAAGTTTCATTAAACGGTATTCGCTTACCACAATTTGAGCAAATCTTCATTTTCTTGTTGCTCATCTTCATCATCCAACTCAAATTCATCTAATTCTTCTTGTTCTGCACCGCAATAAGAACACTCATATACTATTTTTCCTTGTTCATTTTTATATTTAATAATATGAGAACCACAATATTCACAAATTTTCCCTGTGCGATTATCCTTCATTTTTCTCACTACTTTTAAACTCATTTTGAAGTTAATCTCAAACAAATTGCTTTTTCATACACTTAAAATGTCTCTATTTAAAAATATCTCTATAATATAATGTGCACAACTAGAAGTTTTCAGACACATTTTACATAAAAAATTAAAAAATTTTTTCAATAAAGCACGTACAATAAGTCAAAAAATAGTGCAAAAAAATAAGCAGCCAATAAGCTGCTTTATTGAATTGGCTTCATAATATGTTCTTAAGAATCCAATATCTTTTTCCATAGGTGTCTGAACTTAACCTCCACATGTTTGTTTTCATCTTCCGTATATCATGTAGATTGAAAATCTGAACAAAAACAAAAAATTATTGCTGCGAATTTGACTCATACGGCTTGCATTTTGTTTCAGAGGGTTATTGCAAAGGGGTAAGGGTTAAAATGCGATACAGTGAGAATATGGAGTCCTGTGGGCAAAATAAAAAGCCTATTGATTTCACGCAAAAATCTCGTTTTGGGATGTTCGTTGTGAACGAACCCCCGCGGTCTATCCCGTTGTCTGAATATTTTTTTTT